ATGTCAAGCTGGCCGACAGCCGACACTTGCAAAACGGCGCTTGTGCCGACGCCGGCGAGCTGGAAGAACTTGTCGGACGACAGGTAGAGCGTGTCGGTCATCGCGCGGCCGCCGGTTGTCGAGTAGATTGACGCGATTCCCGCGATGATCGCGGCCCGCCAACCGTTGAAGTCCTCGGTGCCGGCCGTTCCGAGCTTCGGCGTTGACGTGCCGCCGCCGCTCGTAGCGATCTCCAAACACGCCGCCGTCTCTGTTGCCCGAGCGTACGCTTCGGCGGCAAGGTCGAACCACAGCTGGAGCGCGTCAGGCGTCGCCCAGTTGATCGCCTGCCACGAAAGATCACCGGCCCCCAAATAGGTTTCGGCGGTGACGGTGTCGAGCACCCACTGCATGTTCGCCGTGCCGGCCTCCGTCTTCTCCGTTGTCTGCTTGACGACGGTCGGGCGCTGTGTGACACGCGGATACGTCAACGTCCCCGACGTCAACGGGACCTGCCGTCCCGACACGGCGACGGGCCGCTGCCGGTTGATGATGTCCATGATCTGCGCCAGGTACTCGGGCGGGATCAGGCCGGGAATGTTGCTCGAGAGCGTGTTCTGGACGGCCCGCTGGAGCCGCTCCTGCGCCTGCTGGCGAACAAGGTTCGTGTCGCCTCCCGCCGCCGCCCGGGTTGCGATCAGCGGGAAGCGGCTGATCAGCTCGTCGCGGGCGAACTGCGCGAACGTCCGATAGGTCGGCTCGTTGTCGCCGCCCTGGTAGGGCTGCGCTGCCGGCGCTGCCTGGACGGCAGGACGGATCAGCCGGGACACGTCACGGCTCTGCTCGCCCCGCTCCAACTCGTCCGCGAGCGTCCCGATCTCCTGCTCGATGTCCTTCGCCCGGCTTCTGTACCGGTCGAGATGCTCGCGCTCGAGGTCGTTCGGGTCGCGGCCTTCCTCCTCGGCCAGGCCAAGCATGTCCTCGATCTTCTCGTTCGTCATGCCACGCTCGGCGACGAGCCGCTCGAGCCGGGCACGGGTGATGGTGAGCTGAGACATAACAGCCGAACCTCCCGGAAACATGAAACACAGGAACTAGGTTCGGCGGGGGTCGCCCTCAGACCCGGCCGGAGGGGTCACCCAGATGCTGGTGAGGGGTCCGCGCTGGGACGGCGAGGTGCGCCGTTACTTCTAGCCGGAAGAATAAACGACCGTCCGGCCGGAACGCAACCAAGGAAACTGCGGGCCGCCCTCATGAGAGACGGCCCGCCCGAGGCTAGCCCTATACCGGGTGGGACAGGATTCCAGGTTCCGCTTCCCGATCGCCGAGCAGTCTACGCTTTCAGCGTTTCCGGCACGGTGAACTTGAGCCGCTCGAGCCGCTCGACAAGCTTCTGGTCGAACGCAGGTAGCGGCTGCACCGTCCGCGATCGGACCGCGTACACGCCTGCGTTCTCGTAGGCGGGGAACCGGCAGAGCGCCACCTTGTGGACGTGCGCCAGATAACGCTGCTTGACACCGTTAACCAACCGGAACCTCGACCGGAACTCGATCGAAAGGCCGGTCAGGAACCCCTCCTTGACGAGCTCGAGCGCATAGTCGCCGTTGGAGTCGGCACGAACCTTGAAGCTGCCGTGCAGGCCGTCCGGCTCGTCGTGCAGCTCGACCGCATGCCCGAGCGTCCCCGCGATCCCCTGCTCGTGCTCGAAGTTCAAAAGGACCTTGTTGCGGCCGGCGGCGGCCAGCTGCCGTTCGAACGCGCCCGGCAGGAACATCTCGTGGTATTCGGTCGGGTTGGGCGGGTCGGAGACGAGGGCTACGGTGTTGTAGGGGACAAGTCGCCCGTCGAGAGTACGCCCGTCCCCGTCGGCGAGGTTCGCCTGGAATGTTCTTGTCAGCGTTTCGTCCATCAGAATCCCTCCGTGACGGTTGGTCGAAGCGGCACCACGTCGCCGCCGCCCTCCTGGTCGCCGGGCGGCGCCGGCTCGCCGAGCGAATCCTGCTCCAGCGGTTGCGCCATCGGGCTGAACGTGTCGGTCGCGTCAAAGTCAACCTGGCTGCCGCGCGGCAGCATCTGCTCCGACAAGGCGCGGGACAAGCGGAGCGCGGTCGGGCGAAGCTCGTACCGCCACCACTGCTCGCCCATCTGCGCCGGATTGTTATACGTGAGCGACGAGCGGCCCTCCAACG